CTTCATCACGCGGGCGGGGTGTAGTTCACCTGCTTCAAGGATGTAGCGGCAGCCGAGAGAGCGGTGGCCGAGGCGACAAGTGCGTCGATCATTGCGTCGTCAACAGCAGTTCGCTGCTGCACGGTGCTAAAGGTAGTCAACAATTCGTTCAGGATGCCTTCGATGGTGGCGAGAGAAGTCGCTGCCTTGGCGTACTCGTAGGTTGTAGAAGCCATTAATTAAATGTCCTAAAGAGAAACGTGATCTGTTCGGTTAGCCACAAGGCTGCCGATCTTGTACTGACACGAAATCCAATCAATGTGGACGACGCACGTTCCTGCCGACGTTCCAACACCTCCACCGACGTAAGGCGTCAGAATGGAATCAAACGTCATCGTCGTCGTTGCAACGCTCGTCCCATTCACATACAACGTGATGTCCCAGTTCAGGTTAGTTGCGTTGTACTCAGCTTGGACACCAAAACGGAACCAAGTGTCAACGTACGAGGATGTTGGATACGAAGTTAGGTCAGCAACGGTTGGTGAGCCAGCAGCGCCAGTGTCTTTTACAAACCACCGAAGATATGTTTGCGACAAGTCAATCGTGAGTCCAACTTGGTCAAACCCAGAGTAACCGGCTCCCGGAGGTTGATCGTTGACATTGAGCGTGGCGACTTGATCGGCGAGGCCAAGGTTGATGGATCCAGAAGTTGCAAGAGAGTCAACAAAATAGCAACGTGCCTCCCACAAAATCTTGTCACCGTCCGCTTCCTGCGGACCAGTCAAGACGCTCGGTCCCCAAAAGGTGTACCGATCGTTGTTGGCGTTCAGGAGAAACGAAACTGCGCCTCGCGATCCAGCGATAGTGCTTTCCTCAGGACTGACGCCACTACCACCACTGTTCATCCACCATGTGGTGAAACTGAGTCGATCAGGCACCGCGTTGAGGAAGTCGTGCCAGAGTTTGACTTGGTTGTTGGTGTACGTTGGCTGCGATATGTAGTCGTTTGCACCAAGCGTCAAGTCGTTGTTGAACGACGAAAGATTGATGCTGCTCAATGCAGTTGAGACGGCCTGATTGCTGGCGTTGCCAAGAAAAATCTTGTCTTGGTTGAGGTTCGGAACTGCGTTGGTACGGCCAGCACCGCCGACCTTGATGATTCCAGCGGGGCCGCCTCCGGGGTTGACGCGAGCAACCCACCCGATGTTCTGGATCAGGTTTCCTTCGCCGGTGGGTGGCAAGTCGGTGAAGCTGCCAGCCGTGCCGACGTAGACGTTGGAGCCAAGTGTGTAAGTGCCCGAGGGAACGTCTACTCCCTCGACGCTGCCGAGCGTGGCGATATGCGTTTCGGCGTTGGGGTTGACGCTGGCGTCTCGAACCATGCCGAACGCAGGCATCTTTGCTGGGTCAGAACAGTCCGCAAGATCGACGGTCGGGGTCGATCCAGAGACGCCCTTGATGTAAACGATGTCGCCGACCGTCAACACGCCGCCGCTGTCGTTCTTTGCTCGGAACGTGACGGCACCGTCTAGGTCGCCATGAATGTCAAGCCAACGAAAGTTTTCGTTTCCAATGACATAAGTGCGATCTGCATCTGGGTTGATGTCAATCCCAAAACTGCCGCCAAGTTCTCCGGCAACGATTTCGTCTGCTCGGACAAATTTTGGGTAATGAACAATACCCATTTTTACTTACTTCTTCTTCTTAGGCATCGACTTCTTAGTCGATCCAGACTTGTTCATCATCATCGGCTTCTTCTTCTTCTTCATGGTCTTCTTGGATCCGCGCATTTCCGTACCTTTCTGCTCGCTTGGTGACGTATTCCATGAATTGCGACGAGCAATTCTTGTAATACCCCTTTGACATCAGATGAGCGCTTGCCTTTTCCAGTTCAGACAAGCATTGAATAAACACCATAGCGTACTCTTCTTCTACAACAGGTTCCCAATTTGTTTGTTCTTCTTCTGGCTGGCCAGTGTCAATTTCACTGCCGGGAACAAATGGAATCAGAACAAGATCATCTCCAACAAGCTGCTTGTTCGATTCATCGCACCATGCCTCAATGTCGTCAAAATCCCAAGGCTGGTCAATAACAACAATTACAACGTCTGTTTCATACGGCCAGTCGTAAATGTACTGGTCAATCTTTTTCCTGCCGCCAAAATCAACCTTGACCTTGTTATTCAACCAAGCCAGCTTTGCATATGGGCAAGGCGGGATTCCATTGAAATGCTTGGATGGCACACTGAGAACGTCAGTGATCCATCGCTTGATCTCTTCGACGATGGCGATCTTCTTCTTCGTGTTGTAATAGTCGGTCATTCCATTCCTGTCATGTTAGACGGATTGGCTGCGGCGCCCATGAGCATCCGCACCATGTCATCGTCACGGCCTTGACGAGTTTGGCCGCTTCTTCCTTCTCGAATGTATCGGCGAGTCGTGACTGGAGATTGTCGCGGACTTTCTCCGCCACCCATTTGCATTGCCATCTGCATGTCTTGGTCTGTCATCAAGCCAAGAATCTCGTCGATCTCGGGCGTGTTGCTGTACTTGCTGACGTAATGCAAGAACTTCTGCATGTCCGGCTTGATGCCGAATTGCGTCATCATCGGCGCCATCGGAATAATAACGCCCTGCATTAGCTCCATCATGCTCTGAACACGTTCCGCGGGGCTGCGGTCCTGCATCGAATACGGGGCAATGTCGATTTCGTATTCGACAAACTCACCTTCTCGTGCTTCAGGAGCAAAGTCGGTGTTGATCGTAATCCCGTTTTCAAAAGTCTTGGAGAACGGGTAGGTGCCAATCGGATCGTAGTAGATGTACTTTCCGATCGTCTCAATAACCTTTTTGACGCTCTGCGTGGTTCGCTCTTGCAGATCAACGATCTTCATGGAGCTGGCCTGCTTCAGAAGTCGCTCTTGACCAAGAGTGTCGGCACCCTTCGACAAACCGCCAAGGGTGTCGAGGTTGCCGCCAAGGTACGAGAACAGATCCTTGATCTGAATAAGAAACGCAAGGCTGGCCTGATCGACTCCGCCAAATCGAGCTTCCCGAGTAGCCTCTGGACGATCGGATCGGATCGTGTCACCGTCATCAGAACGAACGATGCGTTCGCCATCCTCTTCGGCGCCGCCAGCAACGACCGTGATGGTCTTTTGCCGCTGAGCTTGGCGAGCGAGCTTTCGGAAAACACTGTTGGACAGATCGTTCAAGTCCATCAGGTTTGCAATCGGAGACAAAGGCATCAGGTTGCCCGGAACGTCTCCATAAGACAGGATGTGATACGGACCTTCTTCTGGCCCAGACCAATCCTTTTCGTCAACGATGTTGGTCGGATCAAGGCCGCCATCGTCTTGCGACTGGAACGTAATGATCTTTCGTTCGTAAGGGATGTAAATGTCCCAGAACTCGGCAACACGATGAATGTCGTGGCCTTGGTAGCGATCCAAACCAATGGAAACGCTTCCAACACGCTGGTCGCCCTGCTCGTTCGTCACGCCAACAATGGTTTCTCGGATCTTGCGAGTCTTGTCGCCAAAAAGATCCGTTTCGATAACGTAATCGTACGGAAGCTGGTAACGATTGCCGATGTATTGAGCTTGATCCCACTTCTTTGCCGTCATATCGACAACGAAGTCATCAAGGTCAACAACATCAGCAAACACCTTGCCTGCATCTCGGTACTGACCGTAAAGCTCGGCGACTGTCTCATCACTTGGAGACAATCCGACCTTCATGATTCCAATGCTGAACAGTGCGTCAGTTACCCAATGAGAAAGAGAATCCTCAAAACGCATCTCTTTGAGTTGCTGGTTGAGAACAAGCTCAAGATCCAAAGCAAGCGGACGATTGTCCGACTTCTTGGCCGTGACCACGACACGAGGCCGAGAAGCAGCAAGCTGTCGCTTGTAGATGGACAACGCCATCTCAAGCAGGTTCACCGGCATCTTGAGCGTCGGGTTTTCGTCTGAGTAGTTTGCACCTACATAGGTTCTGACGGCATCCAGACGCTTGCGTCGAAACGGCTCAAGCTTTCGTCGAGAGTATTCAATTGCGTCTGCAAGCTTTTCTTTGGTGAGTTTGGCCATTACCATTGATCCCGCTTCGACTTGGCCTTTCTTTGGTCGGCCAATTGTCGCCTGTGTAAGAATGAGTCTTCCGGTATAACTTCAGTAACCTTCTGAACAACCGGGAATTTGCTCATTCCTTTGTAAAGCAAGGCGTCGGCTGTTGGTCTATCGCCATGATTTTCTCTAGCACCAGACGGGTCCATCTTACTCATGCTTCTGGCGTGAGTAATCCATCCTGTGCTTGAATAGATAATTTCACGACACTCATCTAACGCTGGCCTTGATCTGTTAATCAGCAGGCCATTTGTCAACGCTCGTCGATATTCGCCATAAATCGCTCTCTTTTCGTCTTTGGTTGGCCACCAACCCGGAATGTCGCTCTGTTTCTTCGATCGGCTTGTTTCGTTCGTTCGGTAATATATGTTCCTGTAGCCAAGCTCAAGAACTACGTCGCCAAAGTTTCTGCCGGGTCCGGGTGCTTCCCAGATCATGTATGCACCAATGGGGTTTGAACCCTTGAACCACTTGGCCAAAGCCACCGCATAACGGCCAAGCTGGTCCGGTCTCGTTGTTGGACTGCAAAACTCGGCAACCTTTTCGCCAGTCTTGCAGTCACCAACAGAAATCACAGAGTTGGACGAACCTGTTCCGGTAGCAATGTCAACGCCAATGGCGTATTGGCGATCGCTTGGCATGTTTCCGGCAGCATCCGGATAAACCCACAAAGACAACCTGCCGTTGCTTTGTTCTTCAAAAGATTTGAAGTGACATTTGTCGTCGAACTCTATTTCGCCGACTTTGAACGGAGGCATTGCGTATTCGTTTGCGTGCTTGTTAAGCTCAAGCGGATCGAAGAACTGGTAATCACTGGCCGCAAAGTCAATGTCCAGTTCCTGAGCAATTTCCTGCGGGTGCGCACATCTCTTGCATTCAGCGTCGTACCAAGGGCTTCTTGGCCTCTTGCCTTCGTAGTACAACCCCCTTGCCTTTTCCGGATGAACCGTCCAGTGCAATCTCCAGTGCTTAATCTCCTCGTTGTTTGTCAAGTCGTAGAACGCACCGCTCGTACCGGCCGGGGTCGAATTGAAGATGCGGCATCGGGTTGCGTCACGAGTAGACGACAAAGCACGGTAAGAGGCGTCGTTGTCGAACGCTGCAAACTCGTCGAGAGCAATGGAAGTACGCCTGTCACCACGAGCGACATCGCCAGTGGTCGATTCCCCGTCTATGTTGCTTCCATTGTCATCGTTACTGAGACGGAGCTTGGTCCGAGTGAAGTTCGGAAGCAACCACTGAGGCTGATTCTTGTGTAGGAAGTCGATCTTCCAGAACAAACTCTTGGGGTTGCCCGGCTTGTCAACGTAGTCCTCGTTTCTGCTGACCAACAAAAACGACAAATCGCTGCGAAAATGCCATAACCACTCGTAAACGGTCAAAATGCACCAGCTGGCCCCCATGTCACGGCTCTTGCTGATGATGAGATCGCCACCGTTTTCAATCCGGTCAACAAGATCCATCATGAGTTCGTCTTGGAACTCGTAGGTAATGAACGGAATAGAGCCGTTTTTCTGCCTCGGATCGTACGTCCAGCAAAACGCATTGACGTAGAACAGCAAATCGCGACTAGAAGCAATCCATAAGTCTTTAGCAGCGTCTTTGGAACGGCCTGCAACGCTCAACAAAGACCGGCGATACTCAAGATTCGCCGTCAGATCCTTCGGTATTGATGCGTAAAGACTGGTCATCTTGTCCCGTAGCAGACTGGATGCGACTAATCAAGTCAAGTATCGGCCTTCCATCGTCATTAAATCGAGTTTCGGCTTCAAGTGCCTGCTTGGTCGGCATCAACTGACGCCAAATCTGTCCCCAAAACGCCGCTTCGTTCGCGTTGTTCCTACGCGCCCACTGAAGCATTGCCCAAGCCTCAGCACTTGGGGCGTCTTCAGGGCTGGCATCGTTCACCATCAAGAAAGAAGCCACCCAACGCACCGTTTCGGCAATGCTGGCCGTCTCCGCTTTGAACGAATCGCGGCCAGCAGTCGAAGCAGGCAAAGACACCCCCCCAGAGGGTGACGAATCACCACTCTGAGGGGGCTGAGAAGAAGAAGCGGTGTCGGTTGGCTCAGGCGACCAGCCCTCTTGCAGTAGGCGGTCAGCCTCAAACCACGCTTCTTCTGGCGGGTGTCCCTCACCCTTCAAATACTCGCGGGCATCAACAAACTCGGACCAACGCCCAGCCTCGGTCCAGTGCTGCTTGATCGCCGCTTTGCTCTTGCGCTTCATGAACTCGCGATGCCCCGGCTGGTTGCTCATGCGG